TGTCCGAGGCGAGTTTCTACATCAACGGAAACAAACTTCCGAATTTGACCAAAACTGATCACACGTACTACAAATACTTAATTCCATTTCAAAAGAGATTGGCGAGACCGATTAGGAATATTTACACATATAGTTTCTCGTTGAATCCGGTAAATGTGGAACCATCGGGAAACTTGGATTTTAGTCAGATACAATCTGAAAAGACTAACATTGAAGTGAAATTGGATACTTCTATAATTGATATTACAACCGAGACATTCTCGCTACACATGTACTATACTGGATACCAAACATTTGTCTTTCAAAATGGGTTTATGTCACTTGCTTACTAAAAAGTCTATCCTTATTATTACTAATATAGTCAATGATGTTATTCTTGATACACCATTTGATGAAATTCAATTGCGCTAAAGTCGTTTGGATTTCATGAGATGTTCCTGGGACGACATAGGCAAACTTTTGAGACCGACAGAATGGGTCAAAAAGTTGCTTACTGTAACCATTCAGACTAGATTTATAGGCACAGTGAACTGTAAACAGTTTACCATCACCCGTCTGATATGCGATGTGATTCTTCTTCGAATAGTTCGTGATGAACCATTCCAAATTACGGAGAGAGATACCACTTGATTTATCCAGAATGTTCAGTAGTGTAGTTTTATTCTTTTCGTCGTTGTAAAAATTGTTTATCGATGTTAGTAGAATATCGTTTTTGCTCATTACATTACTAGACTCCCAAATCTATAAGCTCGTTCGAGGATTCACAACCCGGACATCCCTTAACAAACATTTTCTCTGGACCATGGTTATGTAGACTTGAACTAGAGAATGTTCGCTGACACACCCGTTGACCCTGTAATGTATGATGTCGGCAATATCCATTTTCAGATGCTTTGAAAGTACACCTCTGTCCACTATTCTTAGTCCCCTTACATGTTGTAATCGTGTATGATTCCGGTATATCCTTTAGAAGTTGATCCAATGGTATACCATGTTTTTTTGATATTTTCTCAGCAAAGTCATTAACGACGATATTTATACGTTCCTCCAACTCTTCATCCATGAGTTTAACAACTTTCTCATACATGCTCATCCTTACTTTGTGTAAGCTCGTAATTTTTAAATAGGTCTTCAACGGATTCCTCCTTTTTCATTCTCACCTCCTTAAGCCTCGCTCTCAAAATAGGTAGAGTGCCAGTCTCATCTAAACCAAGACGTTTACACTCGGTGATGAGTTCGTCCTTCTTCATACCACTGAGGGATGGAAGTTTGGGAGGTTTTACAGGTTTATGTTGGTTAATGATTTCACCAAAGATTTCCTCCTTCACATTCTCATAGAGTGGGTCTAAGAGGTCACACACAGGATTGAGGAACTTATTGAGGAAGTAATAGTGGTAGTCTACAGGTACCGCATTTTCCTCAACATATTTTGGATCTTCAGCCTTCTCAAACGCCTTCGCCTTTGGATCCTCCGTCCTAGTAAGAAGATAGGGTACCCGATCACCAGATTGCGGTTCCGAACCAGGTCTCCGCTGTCGCATCTTTGTCACCACTTGGACATGTGACTGATTGATGTTTACACTCTCAGGGCTCGTAACAGACACTGATTTGCCTCCAACTTTATAGGAATCGGATAAACCTTGACTCAAAATGAGCTTCTGATTTGGTACATCACCAGAGAGGAGTTCAATTGCTCTCTCCTTGGCAAGCTCCTTGGGTGGACCAGGATCACTTGAAGTCAGAATTACATCAAGAAGTTCCTTGGATACTTCGCGAACGTGGGGTGTGTTATCACGCCTCACAAGCTGAAGACCCTTTACATCAATATAGTCCATGTGCATCTTATCGTCCTTACCTTTTGTCCACAGCTTAGCAGCATAACGCTTTTTAGAGTAAAGGAAATACGGCCAATATACCTTTTCAAGCTCCAAATTATTAGGCTTCTTGAAGAGGGCCGAACACTCCTCCGCCGCCCGCTCACCCACTTCCCAACTGTACGCAATGGCATCTTCTCCTTTGCGATCACCCACATCAAACTCAACCATTACTGAATCCGTATCTCCATACCTAACCTTTGCACCGGGGAAGTTCTTCTCCACATAGTTCTTAGTCTCTTCAATCATTGAGCGACCCTTTGAAGTCGTCGTAGAGGCGATAGGAACACATGGAAGAATACCCTTACCAGCGCCAGTAAACCCGTAGACAGAGTTCATACTGATTTTATAGGCGAGCTGCTTACCATTGTAGACTTCCTTCATGAAACCTGTCGCTGCAGCCATGTCTCTCTTAGCTTGCTTACGGAACTGTTTGAGCTCTAGAAGGATTGCTGGTAAGAGACTTGGTACACCCTGTGCAAACTTGTAGGTGCGATCACCAATGTTGAAAGTCTCATACTCAATACCAGGTACGTTACCATACTTCCTCTCATCCATCACATATGATGAATAACAGAGGTTGTGGGCCATCATGATACTCGGATACAGGGCTTCAAAATCAAGGGCGGTGATGGGTGTATAGTAGGCACCCTTTTGTGCCTCCAGGACTGTAGCACCCTCGTAAGGTTCTTCAGGAAGGGCACCATACCGAATAGTCGGAACCATGAAGCCAAGTTCCCTCGCCTTCTTGGTCAACTGGGAAAAGACCTTAATCTGCTGCCCACGCTCCACCAGGAATGGAACTGGTACCCAAGTCGCTTTAGCCATCTCAACCAGGTTCAGTAGAGTGCAGAGCTTTTTCATGAGTCTGTGTGGGAGTAGGGTATCCTTAATACAGTACTCAGCAACTTCTCTCAACTTTACAGGATCCCCCTCCTTGTATCGGGCAAACATCTCCTTAGGAGCCATGTCAATCTTTTGATCTCCAAGGTACAACTTTGAAACACTGTCAAGCTTATAGCTGTCTAGTTTGTATCCCTTCTTAACCTCATGGAACAAATCAAAAATAAACCGACCACTCATTGGAAGAAGCTTCAAAAGGTTATCACCCAGCGCACTTGACGAGAGTTTCTTAATCACCAGTTCAGAGTCAGTGTCCTTGAGCTTTCCCAGGTTATAGAAGTCATAGTGACACCTATTGATTTGAGCACGCTTGTAAATGTACTCCATATCAAACCCGAAGATGTTCCAACCAGTGATGATATCTACATCTTTTTTGTGAAGATACTTCTGGAACGCCTCTAACATCTCCCTCTCTGTTGCATAACTACGGATGTCACAACCCTCTAGATTAGGATCGGTCTGTTTGTAACACAGACATGTCTTATCGTAAGGTTCGTCGGATCCAAACTTACACAGGGAGATTGCAATTTGGAAACAGGCATCACCGGGGATGTTTGCATCAGGAAACTTACCCGTGGAGCTATTACACTCAATATCCACCGACGCTACAACAAATGGGGCGATGTCATCCCTAGCTACAGGTTTGAGTGTGGTCCAGTCGTTACAGAAGAGATCAATATCCACGTTCGCGAGATGTGATCGGACACACTTCTCACCACTGTCCAACCAACCGGTAGATTGAATACCAGTACGATGCATCAGACGAAGCACGGGGTCCAAATTAGATTCGTACACCTTAACATTCCTCACACCAAAAAGTTCAAACAGTTCGGGGGTCCTGTCAAGTGGTCTACGCAAAAAGGAATCCACGAGGCGGCGAGCTTGTAAATCCTTAAAATTAATTTTCATAAATGCAAACTCCTCATTGTTTTGAAAACCCCAAACATCTTTGGATTTCATCAATGAGTAGGCAACCAGGGAGTCTCTACATTTATCGGTGAGGATATTGTAAATTCTCTGAACCTTTTGGGAATCAATTCCAGCTGGGAGTTTAATAAAAAAGTAGGGTGTAAAAGCTGTTGTGAGACAGACCGACTTCCCATCCTCCGTCTTACCGAAGATACTAATCAAGTGCTCATCTTCGCCGTCTCTCGCCTCCCATGTAAGTGCTTGGAAGACTACCATTGTGTAACTAACGACCGAAAATTTTAATATACTTTATTAGTAAAAATGTCTGCCGCTTTGATTGACCTTGTATCTAAAGGTGCTCAGGATGTGTACATCACTGGCCAGCCTCAGGTCAGTTTCTTCCGTCAAAATTACAAGCGCCATACCAACTTCGCGATGAAGCCAGAGCGCATGGATTACATTGGAACCTTCGCAGCCTCCAACGAAATTACCGTGCCAATTCGTTCCAAGGGTGATCTCCTCAGCTACATTTGGATTGAGGATACCCTCATCTCCAACGTTGCCACCAACACAGATGGTCTTTTCTCCGCGGGTGCTTCCAATCCAACCACCTTCGAGTTGTGGATTGGTGGTCAGAAGGTCTCCGAACTTGACTCCCTCTTCATCCAGGGTGCTTACAATCCCCTTCTCCGCGACAACTCTGCCAAGGCTTCGTGCACTGTCACTACTAATGTTGCCAAGGAGAATCACGGTCAGAACCACTTTATGATTCCTTTCTTCTTCGGTGAGGACTGGACCAAGTCTCTTCCTTTGGTGGCTTTACAATATCATGAGGTGGAACTTCGCATCAAGTGCCGCGACGGTTACACCCCCCAAGGTACTCCCAAGATTTACGGTAACTACATATATCTTGATACTGATGAACGTGCTTACTTCACCGATACCGAGCACGAGATCCTCTTCACTCAGACTCAATACCAGCCAGCCACCAACACTGACACCGAACTGGATCTCAGCTATTTCAACCACCCAGTAAAGTCTATCCACCTCGTCTCCGGTGCAGCTGCCGGTCAGAAGTGGTACGATGAGTATACTTTCAGTACCTCCTCTCTCTACATCAACGGTACTCCTCTCTATGAGAACACTTCCAACGTGTACCACCACAATGTTGTGCCACAGATGCACTGCACCGATCTCCCAGACGATGTTTTGGACGATCTCCCAACCTACACCTGGCCTTTCTGTCTCTCCATGAGCAAGGCGCAGCCCAGTGGAACCCTAAACTTCAGCCGCATTGATAACGCGAAGCTTATGGTGAACAACGTTTCTGGTGGTAACACTCTCCACCGTGTGTATGCGGTCAACTATAACATTCTTCGTATCAAGAATGGTATGGCCGGTGTCGCTTTCGGTAACTAATTAGTATTAACACCTGTATTTCAACTAAAATTACATATGATTGAACCTAATTCCAATGATATGTAACCTAAGTCGTCTCTGATTTATCAAAAAAATCAACTCAAAATGGATCTCTTTCACAAGTTGATTGATTTAGTTGACCGGAATGCAGAGCGTATCCCCGAGGGTGACTACGTGGACATTTGTAACACCATTAAGGAACTACGCGAGAGAGTGAAACCACCCCGATTTCTCATTGATCAAAATGAACCACTTTGGATTACGGATTATGATCCAGCAAGGGATGGACCTCCTGTATACGTACCTACCACCCCCGGACAACCACAAGAATGGATTGATGAAGACTCGGGTCTAAACGAGTTTCTTCAAGAATTGCATGAAGAGTGGTCCAGAACGGACAATGAAAATGAGGATGAGACTCTCTCAGCTGCAGAGGCGATGGGACAACTGAGAGAGCACATTGTAGAACATGGAGTACCCGAGAGTATTACGATCAATTTTGTACAGTAATTTAGATTTCTAGTTTCTTAATAACAGATGCGAGAGAATACATGATTGGTGGTACAGACAGAGACCCCATAGTGGTCATGAATGCTGCACTCGCATCCTCGGGTGTTTTGACCTCTCCATTAATGACTTTAGATATGGATTTTTCCATAATTGTATCAACGGTTGTATCAATAGGTTTCACGATTAGAGGAATGGCTGCAAGTCCAACGAGGGTTGGTAAAAAATGAAAGAACTGACTATCATCTAACTGTTTATTTGATACAATGCTAGCAGCCATGCTTACGATAACCCGAATGATTGAACCCGGCCAGAAAACCGAAGCGAGCATCTGCCATGTCAGGGTTTCAGTTGAAATACGGAGTGTATCTTGAAACTTTTCACCTTCATCAGCATCCTCATAAGCCTTTTGCCCCTTATCAAGTGTGTCAAACATCACATAAGATGCAGCGACGCAATACGACGCGGGCAATCCCCATTCGGGAAGATAGGCTGTGAAGGCTTCTCCAAGTTCATTTGCATATCCCATATAACGCAGTGAGGTTTCGCGGTAGGGGTCAACACTTTTGTATGCGGTGGAATAAATCTTGAATCGTTTGTTAAGTTTTGTATTGCGGGATACACGGGGTTTTACAACGGATAATGGTTTCAAGGCGATCATTATCTCTGCATACTCTTGTCTGTAAACTTTATACCATGTTAAGGTGCTGACGGATCTACTCTAGCCGAAGATCGTGGTTGTATATGTGCCGAAGGATCAATGGTAGCTGGTGCATACACTATTTTTAGTCTTGTAAGTTCTTGTAAATGTAAATGTATCTGTTTGAGCTCATTACAAATTTTAACATAAGCCCATTCCTTCTTTGTCGGGAACATCTCATCATCCATGATATCCATGATCTTTCGTACGTGTTCCATACCTAAGTGAAGCCCAGAATTTATATTTTTCAAGAAAACATGGAGGACCTCCAAAGCCTTATGACCTGCCTTGACGACATCTCCAACAAAATCGGAGATGGTATGTACTTGGACATGGCCGACAAACTCAAACGCGTTCATGACCACATGAACGGCAACAAACCAATCCACGAAGACACGTTCTACTACAGTGACACTGAGAGTGACACTGAAAGTGACAGCGACTATGAGCCTCCCACTGAAGCTCAACGACTTCAAGGGCGAGAGCGGGAATTCCAGAAGATCAGAGATGAGATTTTGGAGTGTGTGAAGCAGATGCACGAAGAGTACAAGGTTCTCGTGAAGTTGGAAAAGGAAGCGCGCCGTACTTGGACCCCCATCAAGCGTATGACTGCGTTTCGAAAGAGTCAGGCTATCAAGCAATGGTGTGAAAAGAACACTCATTGGGCTCCCGGTGGTGAGGCTGGGGAACTCATTGGATGTGGTCCCATCGTCACTGGGTCTAGCTTCTGGACCTGGAAAAACCTGGTGGAAAACGGTCTTCGGACAATTGTGTTGGAAATTGGAACCGAGGAGGAGAAGGTCGCGGATTTCTTCACCTACGATGAACTTTCACTCAAAACAATCCAAAAGCTTCCCGCCTTTGAACAGAAGATTTACGATGACTACAAGGAAGAATGTCAAAGGAAAATGAACGAGTACTTTAACAACGCTAGGTTAAAGGTCTCAGAGCAGCAGGGAAAGATGGGCGCTTTGGAGACGGCTTGTGTACAGAGAGAGTATCTATTGGGTGGATATGGTACTGGGCGCGGTTCGCGTGCTTTCTGGAACTCCGCGACAAATGAGTTTTGGGTGAATGGTGTTATAAGTGTTTAGAAAAATAGCACCTAAGTTTGTAAGAATATTTGTATTTTTCAAGAAAACATGGAACACCCACTCCCCACCGGTATTTTCGTTGAGATGAAGCCTTCCCTAGATGAGTTTGACGACTGGACTGAAGAGGATTTTGACAATGAGATCAAAAGACTTCGGCAGCGTGTCAAAGAACTCGAGTCCCAAAAGGTCACACGCATCGATTATGAAGAGGTTGTACTGGACCCACCTGATGATGACGATGACGATGACGATATCATGCACGACCCCGATGTCCGTGAGATGGTTGAAAATGGTGAACACACCTGTCACATGTTTGACGCGCCTTGCCAAGCATGTGAAGATGATGAAGAGGAAGAAGAGGTTCAACGCGTTGACAAGTTACGCGCACACTTTTGTTAACAGTCTACAAGTAAGTCAATCTCTTGTTCATATGTTTGTGACATGAGTATAGATTTAAGATCTCTAGAGAATGTAATATATTTTTTAGGAATGTCACCCCAAAGTCTCTCATTAGAAACAAAAGCATCCATGTTACCCTCTACCAGAAGTGGTTCTAGAAGAACCCAGTTTGGTTCATTGTAACGTATTTTCGTACACCCCCTAGAAAACCTCTTTGCATATATGTACCACGCTGCAATGCTCTTATATATATGCATAGGTCGCTTTCCCCCATCCAAACATTTACGAAGTGATGGAACTACGAACGTATGGAACTTCGTAAAGCCATCCATACATATTCTTTCTAGGTCATCTACATTTGTAGAGTTTGAAAATCTCTCTTCAACTTTGTCAACATATTCGTGTATATCAAATGGAAGTTCAATATCAATTGATGGAATAATTTCTTCATTTTGAAGTTGTTTGAAATGTTTACGATGTTTTTCATCATTCATGACCTGATCAAAAGTCTTGTACCCCGAGAGAACACCCAAGTATGCCATGGATGTATGACCCCCGTTAAGAATGCGAATCTTTGTCTCTTCGTAAGGTTCTAAATCTCGGGTCACAATTGCACCAACCTGTGTCAGATCTGGAAAATCAGAAGCAAACTTATCCTCGATGACCCATTGTGTATACTCTTCAGTTTGGATAGCAGTATGCCCATATCCTCCAAACTCTGATTCCACCTCCTCCATTAATTGGATTGTACTCCTGGGTGTTATCCGATCAACCATACATGAGGGGAACTTCACATTATCCTTTATCCAATCTGCAAGTTCGTATTGATTTGTCTGATAGAGGTATGCCAAGAATTGTGTCTCTAACACAATACCATTTTGACGAATGTTATCACAACACATGATTGTTATAGGTGTTCTCCTATTTCTAAGACCACATGCGAGATATTCAAAGAGGGGTGAACCTGGTGTATACCCACTCTCCGTGACAGTTACAGTGACCAGGTGGACACTCGGAAGGGTGAGGAGGTGCTTAGCGATTGTTCGGTTCTTTGTCCAATCTATATAATCAAGGTGGGAACGTACCATTCTGTATGAGGTGGGTGTCTTCATAACGTAATCGTCAATCTCTCTAAATCCCTCATTTCTAAGATTGACGGCTACAATACCCCAACGGAGATCCCCCGTCTTTTCCATATAATCATCTATGTACACAGCCTGATGGGCTCTATGGAAAGCACCATAGCCTATGTGTACTATACCAGTTTGACATTCAGATTTGTCATATGAAGTTTTATACATACGTTACGTTTACTGGATATTATTAATAATCTCATTTGTCTTCTCATACATTCGCTTCCCATGGAAGGTCTTGTCTTTGAGTTCGCCCCAGATAGCGAGACGATCTTCGAGGAACGCCTTGAACCTCTCTGGATCACCGGGAGACTTGTAGCGAACCTTTTCTCCCTGCATAGCCTTATTCGCCGCCTCTACACGAGCACTCATTGAACGCTTAGCGATCTCATCAGGAGAGAGGCGAGTGGACACATCAGCAGTCTTCTTGTTCATTTCTGAACATTAAATGTCTACTATCTTTATACGAATGATGTTTGTTTTGGGTATATTGATATCATTCATGTTGTATAAAAATACGTGTAGACCACATTGTCCATCTACGTTGAACCAAATCAAAATTTTTGGTAGAACACTTCATTTACACCACTGGCTCACAAGTTTACTCGCGTTAGCCTATTTCAGGAATCCTTTCATCCGCGGACTTCTCGTAGGTGGTGTGATCCATGGAATTGGTATGTATGACGATTGGTATAAAATAATCAAATAGTATAGTAAATGATTGTCTTCTTAGTATTACTTTTAGTGTGTATATACATACTATTAAACACTACCAGAGAACGTATTTTTACAGATGAAAATGGAAATGTTGTATCACATAAAGAACTTGAAGTTGAAGAGCAAAAAATTGCCTCCAAGTATATCAAGAAAAATGACAAAGTTCTTGAATTGGGTGCCAGGTATGGTACCGTCAGTGCAATTATATTAGATAAGATATCTGACCCAAAAGATTGTGTAATTGTTGATCCCGATACAAATATCACACGAGCTCTCACAAATAATCTAAATAATTGTGGTCACAGAGATGCACAGATTTTTGTTGGCACTGTCGGGACAAACAAAAAGAGAATACACTCAGATGAAGGTTATGGAACATATACAGAATCTTGTGAAGATGATGACTGTAACCTTGAAAATGCGACATATGACAATTTACAACGCAAATATGACATAACATTTAATACGATAGTCGCAGATTGTGAAGGTTGTTTACCAGAACTTATTGACCACATTGAAGATATGGATCCAATAAAAAAAATTATTTTTGAAACAGATAGACCTGGTGATGTGGATTACAATAAAGTGTATACCAAATTAAACGAATGTGGTTTCAAAAATGTGAGAGAAGGTTTTGTTCAGGTGTGGGTTAAATAAAATCTATACTCATCACAAATGATACCCCTCCTCATAGCTGGTGGTCTCACTGCTGCTCTCGCGTACACCTATATGGGGCAAAACCTCGTGTCCTCCTCTGAGGCCAAGCGCCTCATAAAAGAGGGTAAAATAAAGAGAGTCATTGATGTTCGGACAGTTGTTGAATATAGGGCTGGTCACTACCCAAAGGCACTTCACATCCCCGTGGATAAGATTAATGAAAAAACTACAACGGAACTCCCCAGGAAGGGTTTACTCGTCTACTGCAACACTGGACAGAGGGCCAGATTTGCGGCAGAGAAATTGGAGGAACTTGGATTCCGGGATGTCTACTATATCGCTGGAACGTATAAGGGATTACTTTAGTTTCACACCTAGGATCCTTCTCAACTTTTGAAGAATCACCGGATCTGGAATAGCTCTCCCAGATTCATATGACCCTATGATACTCGCATTCACCCCAACCGCAATCGCTAAATCTTTTTGTGTTTTGAAACCTTTAGCGATACGCCCCTGTTGAATCATCTTCGCCATGGAGAGTGGTACCTTTTTGTGTGTACCGATCTCCTCGTCCTCAATCTTTTGCTCCTTTGTACGCTGATAGTGCTTTGGATTAGACCCCCGAGTATCAGAAGTGGTAGTTTTCCCATGAATGATAACAGGATTCCAATCTTGATGATTCATATACTTACTTATTGTGTCTATTTTTTAAGAGTCTATCGAGTCTGGACTTCTCCTTATTCATGAAAACTGTGAGTTTGGTAACTTCACCTTCAAGTTCAACCTGTCCATGATGACTTTTAGTATATTTAGAAATCTGGTCAACTCTAACAAAATCAACTTTTGTCATCTTTTGGGGTGGAGCCTTACTGTGATGTACAGCTAAAACAGCTGCGTCCCTCTTAGTCTCTTTAGGAACTACTTCACCTTCATGGCATATAACGACATGAGATCCTGGACATCCGGAAACGTGTAACCACCAGTATTTTGGATTACACGACATAGAAAGCTCGTCATTCTCTCTGGCAGAATCACCAACTCGTATAATAACAGAATCAATGGATTCATATGTCTTCATTGTGTGATAATATCACGAAAACTTTATCTCGGATAAATTAAATGCACGTCGTTCTTAAACCCAGTCCTTCTGTAACCCACAACTATCGTGTCATCCTCCCAAGTAAACGAGCCATTGACTTTGGTCAGAAAGGTGTCCAATATTATACAGATCATGGTGATGCTCGTCTCATGCGTGCACATCTTATTAGGAAAGGTGCTGTGATTCCTAAGAAGTTGCGGATAGAGACAAATCATAGTGAAATTCATCGGGGTATGCTTACTATAAACGAGAGTGAAAAAGAGGATTGGGAGGACTTTTTCAGGGCCGAATACTGGGAACGGTGGATGCTTATGTCCTACCCCGACGTAAACAAGGCCAAGTTGTACATGACAATGACAAAAGGTGTTCTTTTCATGCCTCAACCAGAAGACTTCTGGTTCTGTGATAAAAATGTTCTCTAAAGGTAGATGAGTTGTGCACTTGATAGCACCAAAGTTCAACAAGATGATGGTTCTATGAGGGGGATTGAAATTACTCCTGAAGGTTGTCAGGCCGTAAGTGAAGATGTATGTGCATCTGGTTACATGGCACCAGCCGGTAACGTGACTTTCCCATTGAATAGTCTCAAGCAATGTTGTAAATGTAAAGAGGGGGAAGCTTGTCCTCTTTGTGTAAATCCAAACGCATGCACAGATGAGGAAAAAGACGAATTTGTCACAGTGGGTGACTGTTTTGGTAACGTAATTCTGGGACCCTCGGAAGCCCCGGCGGCAACTACAGGACCCTCTCCAGAACTATCTGAAACCGAAATAAACGCCTCATACATCGTATTCGCTCTTATGCTTCTATTTTTACTTCTATTAGCTGGGTATTTCTTACTTTCCCGTAGAACCAAAACCATTTGATCCTCTCAGAGTTTCATCAAGGAGACCAATCTCCTTAATGATTGGTGTCTCACACCTCTCTAGAATAAGTTGCGCGATGCGATCACCCTTCTTGATTTCAAAGTCTTCCGTGCCATGATTGAATAGGACGACCTTGATTTCACCGGTATAATCGGGATCAATCACACCCGCACCAACCTGAATACAGTGCTTAGCAGCTAGACCAGAACGCGGAGCGATGCGACCGTAGCAATCAAGTGGAATACAGAGAGCTATCCCAGTCCCAACGATTGTGTTACCTGCTTGAGACGGTACAACAGTGTCCACAACGCTGTAAAGATCGTATCCAACACTACCATCAGAACCACGAGTTGGAAGAATAGCATCGTAAGTGAGTTTCTTAACTCCGAGGGGCATTTCTACTTTAGATTAGTTTAGTATCCTTAAGTCAGTTTGTGAACACCGCGGAGATATACCACGGTCGCGTCTTGATTTCATCACAGTATAAATACTACAACACGCACCCCCGTACAAAAGTAAGGGTACAGCTAAAATCAACACCCACATTTAAATTATATGCATATAATAAAATGGCTGCGTCTAACGGAAGATCTTTATTCGGACCAAACGCGGTCAAACCGGGTACAGCCTATCGTATGTATACACAGGCTCAGGTGAATAATATGAGAAAGGTTGACAAACTCAAGATTAAGAATCTCGAAAATAAAATTAAGAACCTTGAAAAGCGTATGAAAAAGTAATTTATGTAAATACACTGATGAAGCTACATCATGAATAAGAATGATAAGATCCTTATTCATAGTGTAATGTAATGTTCAGACTTGCCGGGGATCGAACCCGGAATGTTGGATTAGAAGTCCAAAGTGATATCCATTTCACTACAAGCCCATGAATGTCAGGAGTGGGATTCGAACCCACGCGTACATAGTACAGGCGATCTTAAGTCGCACCCCTTAGACCTACTCGGGCATCCTGACGTTGGTAGACTATACCACCTCCCACGCTACATATTGTAGCGCTCAAATCTTTAAGCACTTTGGTGGTGGTTCAAATGCCAGTTTTTCTGCTAGTTCTTTGCGTTGCTTCAACTTTTTGATATCTGCTCCTTGACAATCGTGTGCCTCTAGACGAAAGCATTTCATACAGAATTGACCTTCGCAGTATTTACAATCCATGGGAACTCCGCACTTCTTTTTACACTTATCACACGGCATTTTCTGTTGTTAACTCAGATAAAGATTTTAAGTGACTTTTGTTCAGAATGTCCCTCACTTACGCGCTCGCTAAACCAGTCACCCCCACTGAGTATACCCGCCTCAAGACAACACTAAAGAAGTCTACGATTGGGTATGGGACTGCTCTCAGTGCATCCTATTTCATCGCAAAAGGTGCTGATCATGGTGTATCCGCGACACTTGGATCTGCTGCATCATACGCGTATATGACCCTTCTATCTGATAGGGTGGACAAGTTTGAAAATTCAGCATTTCAGAAGGAGTTTCTGGCACCCCTTGGTCTCGCTGCTTTTGAAGTAATGTGGAATAATGCACCTTTCGCGTTTGACTTTGATTATGGAGCTACATTCGTGGGCTTTCTCGCTTACAAATTCGCGCTCACTACAGTCCTATATGAAACCGTAAGGGATATGATGATTGGGGATGGTGAAACTACAGGTGAAAAAGAATATAACGATCTTTCTGATTGGGTTAAAAAATGACAGTTTAAAGATTGATACTGTTATTTTGTAAATGATATGTTGTTTCAATAAACGTACTTTATCTGCGGTGGATGACTCACTCCCCATTTTTGATTTAAGAAATTACAAAGGATATGCTAAAATCACGAGTGTGTATGACGGAGACACGTTTAACGCAGCTATCATTTTACATGGTCGCGTTTTGAAGTTTAAATTTCGTACACTTGGTTACGACTCTCCCGAAATGAAACCGAGTCTTGGTATGATAAATAGACAAGATCATATTCATTATGCCAAACTTGCCCGAGATTTATTTAAACAAGAATGTGGGTTTGATGACCGCGCTCCTTACATGATATGGAATCCCTTTATGTGTAGAAACAAAGTTAATGGATGGATTTGGATAGAATGTGATAAAATGGATAAATATGGGAGACCTCTTGTTACAGTTTATAGAAAGAGAGGGGATTCCGTTTCTGTAAACGATAAAATGATTAGTTCAGGGATTGTAAATGTGTATGATGGAAAGAAAAAGGCATCTTTTGATACCAAAACTATACGTATACAGATTTAACGAAGACGACGGAGTTCCCGAGCAATACGCATCACTGCACGAGGAGACGCTTGGTTGATCATCCTCTGGCCAGCCGCATTCATATAAGAAACACGTTTATTTACCATATTCTTAATGTTAGCCCTGGCGCGCGCAACGGCGGCTGGACTGGGGCTGCGTGGCTTGGGTCTGGGTGCGGGAATCTTGACGGTCATGTTCCTCATAAAGTTGGCGGCAATCTTCTTGTCAAGAGCCTTCTTTTCCGCACGTTTCTTCGCAACAGCACGCTTCTTAGCAGCCTCGGGGTACATCTTCGCGAGAGGCACATTGTTCATGCTGTTCTTCGCCTTCGCCTTGATGGAACCACACAGCTGCTGGACAGTCTTCTTCTCAGTGTTGATGCCATACTTCTTGGCAACCTTCACCACCTCATCCTTCTTGTAGAGACGGCACTTGCGCGCACCGAGCTTGAGATCACCCGCCTTGTCTACGGATACGAGTACTGGAGTCATTGTTTAGTATATACTGAGAAATTTATTGGTCTTTATTAAAAGGAAGATGGGTGTCCTATTATTCTATGTGTATTTACTCTCACGTCTCACGAGAAAACCCAAATGGAAAAAAGTAAAGGCCAAGGCTCGTTGGGTTTAATTCATCTCCCCAGTCTGAAGGAACTTATCAATCTTGTTGGCAATGCTCTTCCCGATACCGGGGACCTTTCGGGGACCCTGTGAAATCTCGGCACCGTTGGTGACTTCAAAGTCAAGACCGCGGATACCCTGAGCCGCCTTACGATAGGCGCGAACCTTGTGAGGATCATCATTTGAAGAAGCGAGTTTGTCAAGATGCCAAGCGATCTCCTCGTTGGTGGAGACTGGATTGGACTCCATAAAGTAATCATCATGGGTTTCGTCAACGGCTTTGGACCTCTTGAGCTTCTCAAGTTTCTTGATCTTACCAGTGTCAAGGAATTCGTTAATCTTAGCAGCAATGCTCTTGCCAATACCCTTCACCTTCCTCGGACCTTTAGCAAGCTCATCACCACTGGTCACCTTGAAAGGGAGGTGCTGGACCGCATACGCTGCGTCGTCGTAAGCTGCAGCCTTGTGAAAGTCTTCCTCAAAATAGGCGAGGCTGTCAAGGGCTTCAGCCAGTTCCTCATTGTAGGAAACAAAATAGTCCTCGTCATCGGACTCAGTCTCGGTCTCGGGGTCATTAGAGGCAACGGATTCGGAGTCATCAAAGTACTCAGCGAGGAACTGGTCAACCTTTGAGGCGATACCCTTTCCGATACCCTTAATCTCGAGGAGGCTCTCACCATTCTGTACCTCAAAGTTGAGAGTGGCGATGGCATTCGCAGCCGTGTTGTACGCCGCAGCCTTGTAAAAGTCGGAAGTCATCTCACCAAGCTCCCTGAGGTGCTCGGCGATGTCCTTGTTTAGGGTGTGTGTCTTGGTTCGCGCAGTCGTCTCGTAGAGAGAGGGTTCATTAAGAACAGCTCCAACCCTTTGAATCTCGTCACCGAGAAGCTTTGAATTGAGTTTCTCGAGAGTGGCAACTCGTTCCTCTTCAGATTCCTTGTACAACTTCGTGAGTTGTTCAATCTTGGTGCGAGACTCAGAGTTCTCCTTCTCGAGCTTAAGGATGTAGGTGGTAATGGAAGTGGAGTTCATGGTAGTAGACATTTGAAGTGAATTACTTTTATATTGGTTTGGCCCGACTTAGGTGTTTAAAGAATATATTTGCGATAAATGAAATGATAACTCTCCGACCTATCAGAATACGACCAAATATTCGCACACATGCTAAAAAAGATGACTTTGTGTCACCCTCGGATGCACCAGGTGAAGGGAAGCGTCGTTTTCCAACATGGGACGAGAATGATGAGAATGAGATTAAAAAAATAAACCCCATCAAAAAGTTCCTAATGGATGTCTTCAAGATTGAGGAAGTTGATCACGAAAAGTTTCGTAAAGAAAACAAATGGGCTATTCGCATCAATAAAAAGGATTAAAAACAAATGGATATTAGTAACTATAATATGGATCCAAGCAAGATTCCAAATGTCGTTAAGCAGATCCTTCAAGATCGTGAGCTGCCAATGAATAAGAAGATGACCGCCTTCATGATGTTCATGCCAAAGCTTCCAGAAGACCCTAAAGTTGACGCTTTCGTCAGTGAGAAT